TATTCTTTGACTTTTGCTCCTTGAGAGACATTTGATCTAAAATCTCCCTCGACTACATCTCGTTTCATAGAGGCGATAACTTTACCACCCAAAACGATAACTCGTATATCTCCATCAGTCTTAATGTATTCTTGAATTAGTAAATCTACATCATCGTTTTGACTGTAAAGTAATTGCACTAAAGATTCTATTTGTCGTTCAGATTCAATAAAAAGAACACCTACACCCTTAGAACCTTCTAAAGTTTTCATGATAATTGGAAATTTACTATCTAATGATTCCAAAGCTTGTTCCCATGTGTCAGCATTAGGAATAAGAACTGTTTTAGGTTGTGTCAAACCATAGTCTTGTAATTTAAGATATGTTCTATATTTGTCTGATGATATTTCAACTGTCTCTCGACTGTTCACCATGCAAACACCAATCTTTTCTAATTGACTAATCAAATCCATCCAACTCTTTTTCAGTCGAACAGAGCCTCGCACGATTGCCACAGTATCGCTGTTAATTTCAAATCCATCTTTATCTTCGGCATTGAAAATTTTATAACCATTATCATAAGTAATAATAGCACCTTCAACTTTTACAACATAGACCTCATGACCAGCTTTCTCTGCTTCATCTGTCACCCTTTGTGCCGTATGAAAAAGTTTACTATTATCTGGTTCAGCAGAAATTACAAGAATACGATACTTGTCTTCTTTTGCTTCTGTTATAAAAGATTTAAATTTTTCCATTAGTCTTTTTTCTTACCGATATTATATTTTGTTTCCAAAGTCCATTCATTCTTTTCTTCAAATGATAAAACTTTAATTTGGCTTAGTGGAGCCATTTCCAGTTCCGATACTGGAACTTTTGTTTCGACTAATCCCCAATCTACTAAAAGTTTAGATATTGTATTACGTCTTCCTATATCATTACTAGAAAGATTTGTGTTCTTACCATCAAGAGCAAATAACTCTTTAAAGTGAACAATATAATATTTACCTTGTTTATGTAGTATATGGCAGGATTGGTAAAGTTTGCGCTCTTTTCTTGATGCTACACCAATACGAGATAGCGTTTCTCGCACCTTTAGGAAATCGTCTGGTTCTTTTAACCCGACTTCCAGCATCTTGTCTTGCGACCATTCAATGTTTTCCATTTCTTCCACCTTTATTCAATTTGTCTTTTATGGCAGAAACTTGATCATCAGTTAGTATATCAAGAGCAGATTTTGCCTTTGCATTATTAAATCCATAAAACTCTTTAACATACTCTAGATTCTTTAATTTCTTCGCCTTCATCCAAGGTGCATATCTATTCCTTGGTCTAAGACTATTTATCAAAAAGTCAAATTGAAGCTTTTTATCTAGGTGGTGTTGTTGATTTATCTCATTAACTAACATAATTGTGTCAGAAAATGGTGCTAAACACTTGTTTACAATGAATGGAGCGTACTTTTTCTCCCATATTTCGTCTTCGGTATCTAAAAGCGGTTCTTTTGTCTGGTTTATCGCCTTTAAATAATCCTTTAATTCATACATTAGTCGGCAAACCCTTCACCCTTACAAAAATGGGAAAATCGGTGAGAAAATACTGCCCACCATAAATGATACCAAGTATCTGCCTTATATGTTCCGTTTTTAACTTTCAATTCATACATTATTATATCCTTCTAATCTAGGTACATCTGTTTTTCGCATATCATCTTCATTGGCCCAATTTAATGAAAGCAAATCATGTTTAAGTTGTTGTTCTGGTAATTTCAATATATTTTCAAGTCTTGGTTTTTTACAAGCACAAAACCAAAATACAATTTCTTCTGCTTGTTCGCCAATCAATGCTCTTACTGCATCCCTATCATTTGTACTTTGGTGGCGATAAGAAGCAGTTCCATAAACCGAATGAAACAATCCAGCATCTTGCAAATATTCTGGAGCACCTTGCTCTTTTAAAATATTCATAACGCCAATTAGATGTTCATCCAACTTCTGATTATGATGACCAGATTCTTCAGCACCAATCGACTTTAAAAAGTCTAACTTATCTTCCAGCGTAGTAGTCAAGTCTATCCCTTCCAGTGCCATCTTTAAAGAAACATTTCCAAACCATAACAGTTCTTAGATTATAACACTGTCTATCAATTGGGTCAGCACCGTGTAATATATCTGCATCAAATACAATGAGTCTATTACCAATGTAATCTACTGTCTTATATTTGTCAAGTGCCTTTGGTGTAAAATGTTCATGTGTTTCTTCACCAGACTCTTGATAATAGAAACTAGTACCACCACCCCATTCTCTTTTCCAAGTAACCTTCGGTTGGTATATCATGGTAATCTGACCATCATCCCTATGGACATTAGGCACTTGCCCATACGTATGTCCATTCATATACACCCTTTGGTAACTTTCAACATTAAACCGTTCTAAGAAATTCAACTTCTCTTTAAGAGCATTAAATATTTCATCAGAATAACCTTGAAAAACTTTATAATGTTCTGGGTTAGATGAAATATCAATCATCCAAAATGGTTGTTTGTCGGGATTATCTTTTTGTGCGGTATGGCCAAAAGTCCAGCCATACCCCAAGTGATCTTTTATCTCTAAATTTCTTTCAATAGTTTTTGCTATATCTACTGAAAAACAATCATCAAAAACTTCAATTACAGAATCATTTGTAAGCATTCAATCTCTCTGGATTGGCGTCCATGACTTTAGTTTTGAAAACTACACAAGTTCTTAACTGAAAACATTGTCTTGATACAGGCATTGCTTGGTGTTTACAATGAGCAGGAAATGACATCAATCTATTTCCCTTATACATTACGTGGCGTTCCACTTCATCTTGTTCATCATAAACAACTGTACCGCCATTCCACTCTGGTTTCCAATCCAAACGTGGATAGTATATCATAGTAAAATCCCCATCATCTCTATGGATATGGGGTTCTATACCGTGTGTATGAGCGTTCATGTATAAACGTACAAATGAATCTACTTTATACTTTTCTTCAAAATCGAATTTTCTTTTAGCACTTTCCCATATAGGCAACAACCAATCGTAACCTAGTTTTTTGATTTCTTCTTCATCATGCCCACAAAATATGTGCCAATGTTTGTTTGGTTTTCCAGAGTGTGAATGGTAGTCAAACTTCCATTCACATTGTCTAATTTGATTATCTATTAATTCTGCTACATGAGTTTCACATACATCATCATATACATCTACTAATTGGTATCCCATCATTTAAATTTTGTCCTCGCCATTATTTCTGTTAGACACGCTAACATATTTATTTCTTGGTCAGCGACAAATGCTGACTTATATTGGTACTCGCCCAGAACAACAACCACATGGGGAATACTACTGCCGTCCACATAAGCATAAAGATTGTCATAAACAAGACGAAGCAGACGTACAGGGTCATTATCAAGATTATTAACAACCCATCTACGAACATTGGTAAACTCCTTTTCTTTCATAGCGTGCATTAATTCTTTTATATTAACTTCTGATAAGTCAACAAGAATGCCCGCATCAATTGTACCAGAAGTAGAATACCTCTGGAGCTCGTTTAGAACTCTACGCCAATCTGGAAAATATTTATTGATTAATTCAGCAACCGCCTTAGGTTCAAAATAAACATTATTCTTTTTCAAAATATCCGTTGCTCGAGAGAAGAACTCTTGTGCAAGTTTTGGTTTTTCTGAATTAGGTATGCTGAAATCTATTACACTACACCGTGAATGTAGTGGTTCGATAAGTCTATTCTTGTAATTACAAGTTAGAATAAATCCACAGTTCTTATGAAATTCTTCCATAAACCCACGTAGGGCTGGTTGAGTAGATTGTGGATTTAAATAATCTGCCTCATCAAGAATAATATACTTGCGTCCACCCTCTAAAGCGACAGTAGAAGCAAAATTTTTAATCTTAGTTCGTAGTACATCAATACCCGATTCCTCAGAACCGTTTATCATCATGTATGTAGAACCAAGTTCTTCCAACATCGCTTTTGCAATGGTGGTTTTACCAACGCCTGGGCCACCAGACAATATAAGATTTGGTATACTTTTATTTACAACAAATTCTTTGAATGTATCCTTTAGGCTTGTCGGTAAAACACAATCATCAACTGTAGAGGGCCTATATTCCTCTACCCATAAAAAAATTTCGTCCATTTTTCACCTTATTCATCATACTTAGATTCGGGTTCTAGAGCGATAAAGTAATTGACACTACTTTTTGAATTAACAAAGTGACTAATCTTCTTTGAAGAAATAGCAACATCATAAGTGCCAGGCAACAACTTTAGATTTTCAACTTTGAACCAAAATTTATAATCTTTCGATTCACCATTCTCTTTGATATCTTCCATATCAATAGAATAGTCATTGGCGGTGCTGTTCTTTTTATCTGTAACACGTAACTGTGGTGATACTGCTGGATTTTCATCAGAACTAAGTACCATATCGGGAGCACCGAT